TCGCCCAGTTTCAGGGGTGTGAATAAAAAGGGGATGGCGACCGTCGCGCATACGGCGTCTAGTACACTCATGGTAGGAGTCGTCTCGACCGAAAAGTACACAGTCCGGCCGACGTCGACGCAGTACGAAGACAGGTGGAGTTTCACCGGGTACCATTCGTACAATTCCTTGAAGGTCACATCAATTTTAGAAAGAAATTGAGAGCACGCCCCCGAGAGCACCTTCCGGATCTTGGTGTGCGGCACGAGACCATAGTTCAGCAATAGGTTTTTGATATTAGGTTTCATGATCTGTTTTACGGGCACGTTAAGCGAAAAGTCGAGAGCCCGTGAGGGCTCCCCTTTCGTCACGCAAAACAGGAAGGCCGCAAGGCCACCGGCCGAAGCGCCCGAGATTTCCTCGAGGGCTTCGAGCCGGCCTTCTTGCTTCAATTTAGATAGAACGCCAAGGTAGACAAAGTACCCCATGGCGCCTGGTCCAATCGCAAGGTACTTTATCATCTACTAGTCGATCTAGTAATATTTCGCAAACTTGGTACGCATGGTCGCAAACACCAAAGCGAACACCAGGGTGTGCACCAGCGTCGGCACGGCACCGCCCTGGCCTGACATGAAGATGCCGGCAGAGCCCGGGGGCAGGGTCAGCAGCACGCCGGGCGTCAGCAGCACAAAGAGAGTGGCGGGCACGATCAGGTCGGCCGTAGTCAGGTTCACCTTGACGATGAACTTGGCGATGACCCAGTACACGAGGGCCAGGACCAGGGCGTGGAATGCCAGCTGGACCATGGGACCCTGGCCTGGGGGCAGGCGCACGAGGAGGCCCGGGCTCAGCAGGGCGAACAGGACGGCCGGAACGAGAACCTTGGGGCCGGTAATGTCAATCATTTATAAATTGTGTATATATTTTTTGGTCCATGCGAAAAAATTGTCCTGAATGAGCCGGTCACAGATGATCGGCATGTCCTTGATCGACGCCCACATGATGCGTTCGTCGTCTGTAGGATTCGATGCGCCGAACCAGCCCTGGGGTTCGAGGACGAGCTCGACAAACTTGGGGTAGCCCGCTCGGATCGCGATGTAATGTTCGGTCGTGTAATCGTGAATCTTCATCCAGGCGTCGAGGAGTTCCTGGGAGTACATGTCCTGCCAGTCCTCTGGATGAAGATCCGAATCGAATTCGTCCGACCCTTCCGAGTCGTACGCGAGGTCGTAGTTGTATGCATCACGCGAGTACTCATCGTTGATGCCCATTGTACTTGTTCAGTAGACGCGCCTAGCCTTTAACGCGTGAGGCCGGTGACGGTAACACCGACGGTCTCCTTCTCGGGCGCCGAGTCCAGGATCGCCTGGAACGCGCCCTCGACCTGGGCCTCGTTGCCACCGAAAAACGTGCTTAGACCCTTCTTGATGACGTCCTTAGTGAGGCCACCACGTGTTTTTTTAGTCTTTAAATTGACCTTAATCTTGTCCTGGACTCGAACCGTGTCGATCTCGTTCCGGGCCATGTGTTCGGTCACAAACTTGCGAAGATCCTTCTCGCGCTGATTAAGCGTTCCGAGATCTTTGCGAGCTGCGGCAAGTTGGCCCTTAAGGTTGACCCACTCAGTCATAGCTGCTTTAAAGTCCATTTCTATTATGCACGAAGCACTTATTTAAGTAATGTTGACGCGGGAAGAAACTCGCGAGTTTCTTCACTGATACTCCGGGCTGATCTCGAACTTGGGGCGCATGGTGTCGGGGGGGATCGTGCTGAGGTTGAAGATGGAGACCGGGCTGCGGGGGTTGGTCGGCTCCGAGCGGAACTGGCGGTTGGCGTTGCGCAGAACGCCACCGACCGTCTCGGGGTAACCAATCTGGCTGCGCGGGTCCAGGTAGTTCTGGTTACCCAGGATCTTGTCCGGGCTGAACTGGCCGAAATCCTCGGTCTGGATCACGTCGCGGGGGATCAGGCTCGCGGACGACACGACGTCGGCCGAGGTGCCGGCACCGCCTGCAGGGGCGTAGTCGCGCTGATCCAAATGGTAAGCCGCGTCACGCGTGTTGCCCTTGTGGATGTTGGCACCGGCCATGCTGATGCTCTGGCCCGTGAAACCGCTACGCTTGGGGGCGAAAAGGAGGAGGAGGATCACGCCGGCCAGAATCATTATTGCGAGTCCCTTGCGGTCCATTTATTATAAGTCGATGATATTTTTTTGGGCGCTCAGTCAAGATAATCGGCTGGGTCGTCGTCCGACTCGGCCGCGTCCGTGAAGAGGTACTCCTTGGCGGGCGGGGCGCGCTGGGACCCGGACCGGACGCGGACCTGGATCACGCGCCAGATGGGACCGAAGGACTTCTTGAGGAACCAAAGACCCGACAACTCGAACAGGACATCGACCTTGCTCTCGGGCTTGACGTCCTGGAGCTCGACCGGATTCTTCTGGGTATCAAAGGCGGTCGTCACGACCTCACCCTTGATGGTCGCGAGGGACGCGCCCAGGACGCCGTCGGTCACGCTCTCCTGGAAGGCGTTCGTGATCGTCTCGTCGCTCAGCTCCTTGCCGAACCACTCCACCTTGGAAGCCTTGGCCTGTGTAAGGATCTCCTCGTCAATCTTGGCGAAAATTGAGGCGTCTGGCGCGGAGAAATTCACCGCCTTGGCCGTAAGAGAGTCCTGGAGAGTCAGACCGTTCAGCTGATGGCGAACACCATTGACCTTCAGAAAGTAACGACCATCCGGGAGCTTCTGGGGTTTTCCGTACTCCATTATACTACATACAAATTTCTTCTTTAATATCAGATGGGCGCGTGCGACGCTAAATTTGCTCTGAAGTTTTGCGACTGCCTGCCTGACGCTATGGATCCGAGCGCGACAATATGCGGTTACGTCAACAAGCAGAACGGCCTGGTGTATCCGTGTGACGTGGGCTGTTGCCCCAAATGTCCGTATCCGGGGACTCAGCCGTTAGAGAAGATCGAACTTCGCAAGTCAAAGGGTACGACGTTACCGCCTGGGTTCAATGTGAACTTGCCCCAGAGCGACCTTCCGACCGAGTCAAACGGGTCAGCACCGTTCGAAGGGGCTACTGGATCAGCAGCCGCCGAAGACCCGTTTAAAGTATGGCAAATTTTCCTGGTGCTTTTCGTCCTGCTCGCATTCGCCGTCGCCTCGCTTGTCCTGGCTTAAAGATGCCCGTGCCTCTGATAGTACAACCGGCATGGCTACTGACGCCCCGATCACCCTGGATGCTCTCATGAAGGAGATTAAGGCTCTGCGTAAGGATATGCGTAAGATTCGCGCGCATATCGAGGACCCGACAGGCGAGAAGTCCAAGGCCCGCGCCGTAAACAACGGCTTCAACAAGCCCCTGGACGTGACCCCCGAGCTGCGGGCCTTCCTGAGCCTGGCGGCCGACGAGAAGATCTCGCGCTCTCAGGTGACGACCCGTATCAACGGGTACGTAACCGAGAAGGGCCTGAAGGCCGGCCAGAACATCACGCTGGACGAGCCCTTGAAGGCCCTGCTGCACCCGCCCGAGGGCACCCAGGTGACTTTCCTGAATATCCAGAAGTACATCAACCCGCACTACATCAAGGAGGTGAAGCCTGAGGTTGAGAAGAAGCCGAAGGCCCCAGTCGACCCGAACGCGCCGCCGAAGGAGAAGAAGCTGCGCCCGAAGGTTGTGAAGGCCTAAGCCCCAGTCGAGAAGCGACTGTCCTCCCCACATTTGGATCTCGAGTCCTTCGGAGGCTTAAAAATGTCGCCACACTGTAACATAACATGGAGACCGATCAGCAAATTCCGGCACCTGAGATTGCACGGGAAGCCTTGAATGCCCTGGTCGGCACAAAAGTCAAAAATGTCGCACTCTATCAACGAGCGTTCACGCACAAGTCAGCCCTGAAGCGCTATTCAGGACTGACTGGTTCGTACGAAACACTAGAATTCATGGGAGATTCGGTTCTTGGGTTTATTATTACAAAGCATTTATTTGACCTTCACGAGAAGGAGCAGGAGGGGTTCCTGACGAAGGCCCGTACGAAGATGGTCCGGGGGAAGACTTTGTGCGAAATTTCGAAAGTTCTCGGTCTTGACAAATTGATCCTGATGGACGAGAAGGGTGAGCGCAACAACTGGAATACGAACGAGCACATCATGGAGGATGCGTTCGAAGCTCTCGTCGGGGCCATTTACCTCGATCTAGGGATGGTCCACGCCAAGACGTTCGTCATGGAGTCCTTCACTAAAGTCAAAACGTCACTCGTCGATGATAATTGGAAGGACCAATTGATGCGTTGGTGCCAGGCCCTCAAGTACCCCTTGCCAGACTATAGGCTGGTCAGTCAGGCCAACGGCCAATTTTTCATTATGGTCGTCGTCGACGGGATGGACTGTGGGTCGGGTTTCGCGAGCACCAAGAAACAGGCCGAACAGAATGCGGCCGAAATAGTACTTAAGACTGATCCTCGATTCAAGAATAAGCATGTCCCAACCGCTAACCGGCGAGCCCCAGATTCTCAGGGCCCGGGAACTCCTCGCGGCTGAATACGCCGAACAAAGAAGTCAGGAATGGTTAGATCTCCGTGACGAAATGATTACGGCGAGTGACATAGCGAGCGCGATCGGCGACAATCGCTACGAAAGCGTAGACGCGTTCATAAAAAAGAAGGTTCTCAAGACCAAATGGGCCGGGAACGCCGCGACCGCACACGGGACCCTCCTCGAGCCTATGGTCCGGGACCTTTATGACGCCCGGACCGGCCGCAAGTCGCACGAGATCGGTCTGGTACGGCACCGCGAACACCACTGGCTCGGGGCGTCACCTGATGGCGTCACGGAGGACGGACTTCTGATCGAGATCAAGTGCCCTTTGACCCGTAAGATTGAGCCGAAGGTCCCCAAGCACTACCTGCCCCAGGTCCAGCTTCAGCTTGAAATCACAGACCTCGAGGAGTGCGACTTTGTCCAGTACCGACCGGCGAGCTCTGAAGGCGCCGAGCCCGAGTTTGTCGTCGTCCGGGTCGTTCGGGACCGGTCCTGGTTCGCGCAGAACCTGCCGGCCATGCGGGCCGCCTGGGAACGCATCCTCAAAGGGCGGGCCCAGGGCCTGTGTGAGATTGTGGACGACTCCGTGCCTTGGGACTTTAAGAATCAAATTGCATGTGAAATAGTAGATGACGACCCGGCCGACAGTCCAGGACTCTCTGATGGAGGCGCTCGGGGCGGTGCCGAGGTGCATTCATAAGAATCGATTTCTGAAATGCCGGGAGTGCTACGGGAATTATTGCGCGGGGTGCATTCAACTTGAGGTTCACAAGTGCTCCAAGATGGATGAACGGATTAAAAATGAAAAAGATAATTTGTCAAAGAAATTAGTGAAGGTTGTCGCCCCTAAGATCTCCGCAATCTAGTGAAGAGGAAAGCGACCAGCGCGATCATCGCCAGCCAGAACAGAATCTGCTGACTCTGCTGCTTGCCCTGCATCATCTTGACCGTGTATCCGTCAGACCCCCCGCCACTCTGACCGATCCATGGCCACTTAGCCCCCGGCCTGAACCACGTGACCGTGCCGTCCGAGTACTCGAGCTTACGCGCCGGGTATGCCATAAATGGCGCAGGGTCCGGCTCGGTCGTCTTTAAGTACATGGAGCCCGAGCCGTTTTTATTGGGATCATCGGCGCCCTGGACGGGCTCGGTGTATGTCATCGGCGTCTCATCGATCTGGGTCGTGTACGAACCATCGATGAACCATGTCTTCGGGAACCCGTCGTTCGTGACGCCAAAAGTTCCGGACCACACGTAGGGGTTGAAGCCGTCTATTTGCAGGCGGTCGTCAATCATAGAGGCTGACGCCATCTTATTATTACATATTCACATTATTTTCCTTGTACGTCTTCGTCTGGATCTTGACCCGGTGCATCTCCCACATGGTGTCTAGGTCGACGTTCAACATATGGGCCAGCTGGAACAAGTAACTGAAGACGTCGCCCATTTCCATGGCGACATCCGTACCCCGGTCCTTTTTGAGACCGGTCTTGCGGTAGATGCGCTGGTTCTGACGGATCGATGACGCGAGCTCGCCCATCTCCTCGTTGAGTAACATCCAGACGATACTCACGGGGGCTTTGTCCCAGCCCTTTTGCTTACACATGTTCGCGGTCTCGTCACGATATTTATTCATTGAGTATCAAACGCCCATGTTTCTTATCTGGTATTGAAGCGACCGACGAACCCTCTGTACCGGTACACGAAGATCGCCGTGACCACGAGCGCTCCGAACTCGGCCGTGAGCTTCCAGTTCTCGATAACGCCCCTGTCCGTAGTCTTTTTTTCGGCCCACGGCTCGATGACCGCATTGCTGAAGAGGCGGATGGCGCGTTCGATTGCGAAGAACACGATGAACCCGAAGAGGATGTCGTCGAGAGCTCTCATCAGAACCCAATCTTGTAATTGCTCGGGATTTTATTCCCGTACGTGCTCGTGCTTACGGGCACCTCGAGAGGAACGGCGTTCCGGGAAATGTCGCGCATGTACACAATCTGCTGCAGAAGGCCCGTGCTGATGGTACCGGTCGCCTCCTCGGTCACTCGGGCATTCAGGTCGTCGACCTGCTGGCGGACGTTCGAGTACGTGTCCTTCTTCATGTTGACGTAGATCCGCTTCATGAGGGCGTCCAGGTCAGAATAGCTCTGGCGCTGGAGCTCGACGCCGGTCTTGTCCCGGATGGCCGAGGCGATCTGGTCCTGGATGGTCTCCTTGTTAAAGTCCGAAAAGAAGGCGTCGACGAGAGGGGAGGGCAGGTACTTTGACGCCATTAAGACTACCGGATAAAAAAAACAAGCCCTAAAAATACAATGAAGGTCCACAAGCGTTCGGGAGATGCCATGCCTATGCTCTTCGACAAAGTCACCAAGCGGATTTCCAAACTCAATGAGGCGCCCGAGTTCGAGCCCCTCAAGGTTCAACCGGACAAGGTGGCCCAAAAGGTTTTCACGAGCATGTACGATGGGATTTCGACGACCGAAATCGACAACCTCACGGCCGAGGTGGCCGTCGGTATGATTACCGAAGACCCGGATTACGAGACGCTCGCCATGCGCGTGACCGTCTCGAACCTACAGAAGACGACCCCCAAGACGTTTAGCACCGCCATGGTCGCACTACACGTCAAGGGGATCGTCTCGGACCACTTCATGAAATGCGTGTCGCTCGAGATGGACTCATGGATCCAGGCTAAGCGCGATTACCTCTTTGGGTACTTCGGGATCAAGACCCTCCAGAAGGGCTACCTCAACGAGGGTGAGACGCCCCAGTACCTCTTCATGCGCGTCGCGGTCGGCATCCACGGTGATGATCTCCCGCGCGTCCGCGAGACGTACGACCTGATGAGTCAGAAGTTCTTCACGCACGCGACGCCGACCCTCTTCAACGCCGGTACTCCTCGCCCGCAGATGTCGAGCTGCTTCCTGGTCGCCATGAAGGACGACTCGATCGAGGGCATCTACGACACGCTGAAGGAGTGCGCTCAGATTTCCAAGTGGTCCGGGGGTATCGGCATTCACTGCTCGAATGTCCGCGCGAACGGATCGCCTATCAAGGGAACCAATGGGGTCGCCGACGGCATCGTCCCCATGCTGCGCGTCTTCAACAACACGGCCCGGTACGTCAATCAGGGTGGTGGAAAGCGCAAGGGCTCCTTCGCCATCTACCTGGAACCCTGGCACGCCGACATCATGGAGTTTCTGGAGCTACGCCTGAACCAGGGTGATGAGGAGATGCGCTGCC